TGACCCTCAGTGTTGGTTATGCTTCCTGCGTTTGTCTGAGTATTAACTAACTTTCCATCAAGGTAGAATTGCTCATCTGTTCCTACTCTGGTGTGGATCACCTGATGCCATTGACCAACCTTGGTGGCAAGACTTACTATCTCATCTCCATCGGATGCTTTAACGTGTACCGTACCATCTACCGCTGTGAATGCATAGACTACATTGCCTGCTCCTGCAGCATCACTCCGCTTGTACAAGTGCCCTTGATTAAGAGCGTCCTGTTTAAACCAAGTCATGAAGTAGAAGTTTCCTGTACCTACATCCATATTGGAGTTATAACCCTGAAAGGCGTAGTTCAAGTCATCGAACCCTTCCAGTGCTGTAAGTTCTGCACCTGTATTGACCACTGCTGTATCCAACTCGCCTATGATAGACATAGGGGTTTGATTCCAGCTCCTGTCAGTTACAATCTGCACATCAGTCATCTTCCTTATGGAGAGGTTATCTACGTTACCTGTGAAACCTGTTGCTGATAGGTACACAGTGGTATTCGTATCGCAAGTTATGACCTCTTCAAAGGTTCCATTCGTAGTCCTTTCGAGACCGACTCCAGGGAATCCTATACGTGGTATGAAAGACCCTCCAGTTACAGAGCTAAGGGTATACCTGACTAAGTAATCCTGTCCTACCACAATATCCGCAACCTGAGACAGGTTATCTGTTATTCCTGCAGCAGCACTTGCCACTCCTCCAGCTATTGTCCATGTACCTAGAGTCCATCCGTAAGCTGAACCGAACTCTCCAGATACTATCCTGTTCTGGTTGACTGTAAGCTCTATGTCATCAAAGAGACAGGTCTGACCTGAGGTAGAGCTTCCGGTGTAAAGCGTTATGTATGTAACATTGCTGAACGCTTGGAAAGATATCTCATAGGTTGCATCTGCATGATCAGTGACACTGTAGTAAGTAGTCGCCCCTATAGCTGCGTTACCTACATTGACCTTGTTAGTGGCTGATGTTCCATTAGTTACTGTGAACCTGAGCTTGTACACCTGCCCTGCAACAGTGGTAATCAGCTGGTGTGCATAGCCTGGGTTAACTGTTGGGTCGTTCTGTATCTGCAGCTCACCTCCAACTACACTCAACGCTGAAGCTACAGGAGTCCATCCGTTTGTATTAGTGGTGAAGTCTCCGTTAAGAACCTTGTTGGTGGTTATGTCTGTTCCTACAGAACCAACAGTTGTATCACAGAAGAAGACTCCTCTTGGAGTTCCATGTATCCATCCAGTTGCGTAAGTAGGTGCTACTTGGGCTTGCATTCCGTTAGAGGGGTCTATCCAGTTCTCATGCAGGAAGACTGCCCTGTCTCTCATGCCTATTCCTTGGTCTGTAATGTTATGTATAATGGAAACAGTATAAACACTAAGATACATATTAGGGGTAGGAGTGAATGCTGTGGGGGCGTATAGCCTCTCTGGTTGTGTGGCTACGTCCGCACTTGGGATACTATTGTACCCATAGAACTGACCGAAAGCCTCTGAATAACCAACAGCTTCAAGTATTACACCTCCTCTTTCAGGAAACTCTATGCCATCCATAGTGTGCAATCCTGAGCCTCCATCGTAAGTGATATCGAAGGTAGTATCTACACCTGCAGGGCCATCCATAAAGGAGGCACCGTCTTCTGTAGTTAATCCGATTGTTGGTACTGGCAGTCCTGTCTGCACATCGTAGGGTGCCTCAGGAATGACAGTCATTGCTACTTGTTTTATACCGGAACCTACTATGTACCTATCACTGTTAGTCCTCAGTGTGTGACCTACGGCATCGTTACATCCAGCCAGATCACTGTTGAAGATATGAGGGCCAGACACATCGGTTACTGTCTCTGCAGTGTCCTTAAGGAAATCAAGGATACTGATGAACCCGTCTACTGCAGAACCTACAGCCAGCTTACCGTTCATCATAGCTGCAGAAGTCATAGCAGATGTACCGTCACCGTACAGTGATGTACCTGTGGTAAAGCCTCCAGATCCTGCTGTGAAGATCTTCCACATAGGTACATCAGGATCAGTCAGGTCATAAATATAGAGAGTAGCAGCAGTGACAACTATTCCAGCCAGTGCCGGGAACTCTCTGGTGCTTCCACGAGTGGCAGTATTCAGTGTCTCGTTGTACCATGAGAGGTGCTGGCATCTCTTTCTCCAAGCTCCTCCGTCTGAGTCTTTTGATGTGTCGTAGATGAACAGGTCAGTAGTGACTAATGAACCTACAAGTTCGTTAAGGGATGCTAAGTTACCCCAGGCTACCAAAGATGCTGCATCGTTCTTGTACCCTAGAGCCAGTGTTGCTGAAGCAGAAGCCTCGCCAGCATAACCTTGAGAAGCCAAGGAGTATAAGCCTGCACTGGTGTTGTAGTCTGAGGCTTGAGATGCAAAGCCACCAGCATGGAACTCTGACAGAGCAGTAGCTGCAACGTCCGCATGGGTAAGCAATACGTCATCATGGGTAAGAACTACGTCTGCGTTGGTCAGTCCTACGTCTATCCCTGTAAGTAATACGTCAGCGTTGGTTAACCCTAGGTCTACCCCTGTGTCAAGGGCATCTTGAGCTGAGGTACTTGCAGATCCTGCTGCCAGACTTGCAGATCCTGCTGCCAGATTGGCGTAGTACTTCGCAGAGTACTTGTCAGGAGCTTCGACTTCATCGGGAGATATGGCCCATTCCTCAGCTTTGGCTTCTGAGATTGCTGCGGCATTTTTGGATCCAAGTGCGCTTATGGCATAGGCATCAGCATTAGCAGCAAAGCCATCAGCACTAGCAGCACTAGCAGCAGAGTCGAGAGCTTCAGCCTTAGAACTCTGGTCCCCAGTAGGTGTTCCAGTATCGTCCACAGGGGTCCCTACTGCCCACTCTTCGGCTAGTTTGGAGTAGTGCTTAGCTGAGTATGTTCCTAGCTCAACTTGTGTGAAGGGGGCAGTCTCTGCGTACTGGAATGCCTTGTTGCTCACACTTAGTATGTCTTGTTCTACTTCAGTAAATGCAGAATCAGTTTCATCTACAAAGTTATTAAGATCTGGAGCATCTGCATCGGTTCCGTCCGAAACCTTTAGACCAGTAGTAGTAAAGTAAGTGCTCATAAGTTGTGTACCTCAGTTAGTTATATTGATTGCTTACTATCTATTTCATTCGTTACATAAACCTACTGCCATTGGAGTAATCGGTGATCATGTTGTGTATATTATGTGATGCAAAGTACTTGCTGGAAGTTGCTATTTGCATACCCATATTGAACCCATATCCTGCCATGTAGATCATAGGGTTGCTCACACTACTCGATCCCCAAACGAAAGAACCCCAAGTAATAAAGCCCCACTTTCCACCCTGCCCTGCAGTCCTTATCTCCTGGTCCAGGGTCTTTAGCATGTTTCCACCGTTATAGTTGAACTCTGGCTTTACAAAGAACTGTACTTTGTCAGGGCTTGAGATCTCAAACAGTACTCTAAGGAACCTCTTCCAGAGTCTTGGGGTTGCATAGTGGTAGAATGCAGTATGAGCTAATGTTACTATCGGCTCACCGTCGAAGGATGTTCCTTTATCGAGCTTATGTACGAACCCATCGTCATCCCCGGCAACTAATAGAACGTTACCCAGTGTATCATCTCCCTCTGCTAGACAGCTGAACAGTACTGGGTACTCCACTTTAGTTACACCTTTAATAGCCTTCTCTTGGAATGTATAGAATATGGCCTTAGTCGAACTATTCGCTTCGTCCCTAAATAGAACTCTGTACTGAGTCTTAGTCCTGTGCACCATTGTACCTAGGATACTATTCTTGTTAGTCTGGTAGGTTATGTGTGCCTTACGCTTAAGGTCTCCCATCTCGAACCCACCGAACTGATCTCCCTGTTTCATAGAAGTAGGCCCACGGTCATCACAGTAGAAAGCATCACCAAGAATAGTCTTGGCTGTACCCTTGAAGCCACCCGATGTCGTTGTGAAGTCATCGAGCAGAAAGGCAAAGTCTACCGTTGTGTCTGTTGGTTGGTTTATGCTAATTATCTTAATGCTATCCTTCATCATAACAGCCATGGAACCTTTCGGCAACGTGATCATGTCTTTTATATCGTCGCCTAAGTACAACTCTCCACCACCATATTCTGATGAGAAGTTTATATCGTTTACAGCTGAGTAGAACAGATGACCATCAGTGTACCATAACCATATCCTATTATTAAAGAACTTGATACCCTTTGGTGTTGCACCTATCATGTCTACAGGTCCCTGTATAGGAAAGAGTCTTAGGTCCTTACCACACCAAAGACCTGAACTGTTATTAATGAAGTATATCTGCTCAGTATTAGGGTACTGTGGTGGGTAGAAAGCTAGTCTCGCGTTGACAAAATCTACGTCAGTACCTGAAAGCATCGTTTTAATCTTAGGTGTTGAGCTGACTGTAGCTGTATCACCTGTTGAAGTTATGGTAATGACATCACCAGCTAAGAGCGCAGGGCCTGCTGTGTTAACCCATACGACCATATCACCTATCTTATTGGGAGATACACCACTCTCTATTACGTAATCCGATATTGTACCATAGGCTCCGGAAGCAGCTGCAGTCCATGCCTGTCCGGTGAGGGCAACTGCTGTCCCTCCTGAGTCATCAGGTATGTTAGAAGTATGTATCTTAAAGCTTGTGTATATATTCTGCATAGGTACCCAGCCAAGAACATTTTGCACATAGACCCCACTTGACACGTTGAGGACTGTATCTCTTATTGCGTAAACCTTTCCTTGATAGACATGAACACCCCTTACTGGTCCAGCGGTTCCCGGCTTTCCTATACCTGCTCGTGTTGCCTCTCTAGTGGTATCAAGTCCGTTAAGTGTATAGTACCGTCCATCTGAGTAGGGCCAAGTCTCCTGGTAGTCATACCCATTAACATTCTCCCATAGACCCGTTGTGCTTACCCTGAAGCTGTCAAGGTAGAGTGAAGCACTGGAAGCAAAACCATCACCTAAGATGATGTCTTGTGTGTTAGTGTTCATCAATTCCCCGATAGTCGTAGCTGTTACTATATGGCTACCATTAAACCCTAGTGATACAGTACCATCTCCTGTGTCTTCTGACCCAACTACAGAGAACTGAGACCACCTATTAGAGATTATCTGAGTAGCTACCGTCAGTGTATTGTTAAGAGATGCCCCACCGTTTGTGGACCATTCAAATTGAAAGTCTCCATCTACCAGTGAAAGTAAGAACACACCTGACTTATATGCTATGATTGTAGTCCCGGTTGTACCGTCTACCTGCAACCATCCGTCTATCTGGAATAAGTTACCAGAGAAGTCAATAGGGCTAACTGACTGGTCTATTACTGCATTACCTATAGAACCTGCTAGGAACTTCCAGCTTCCTTCTCCAAAGCGGTATCTGGAGGTGTTAAAGGTGGCACCAACACCACTAAGCGCAAAGCCAAAACCGTTTGATGACTTATCAATGAGGTCGGAGGCATCCTCGGATTCGATGAGAACTCCTGTGTTTGCATCATTACCGTAGTCATACATGAGTTTAACGAATACATCTGATGGAGCAGCGGTTCCATCGAAACGTTCAAAACCTTCAACACTGCTGTATCCGTGGTAGACTCCATTGATTTCCTCGTAGTTCAAACAGCTGGCAAGATCGCCAGGACGTAGCTCTAGGTTAGTAACTCCTTCGTTAACTCCACCTGAAAATATAACAGTCTTTCCATTAACTCTATCAAAGCCAATATTGCTTGATCGTCTAGCCATTGCTAATTCCTCTTAAGTATACTGATTAATACGACTTCGGTACAGCGGTCTCTTCTTGGCTCTCTTCGCTGGAACCTGACTACGCATAAGTTTAGGAAGAAGAACATCGTATTTCCAGCTGTGTCGTTCATATATAGCTTGATTACCTAGGTAAGATGCAACATCTTCTAGGGCTTGCCATACGATTATGTAGTGGAACTCCTCGGGGAGCAGGGGTACGTCCAGGTTGGTAGTCATCAGCTGTGCTGTACGGTAGTAATCTGCACGTATAACTGATGGTCCATCTGCAGAAGGTATGATCAAACCGGAGGGCCGATAGTCCTGTACTGCGAATTTGTTGTTGTTCAGTGATGCATCGTAGTCATCAGAGTTATCCCAATACTCCTGAAAGTCCATCTCTATCTGCTTCTCACCGTCCTTGAATATACTGTCAGTCTTCCATTTAGCAACACCGTGATCACTTCCAATAGCTGTCATGATGTCGGTATCAGGGTACAGTGTCTGGTTCAGAGCGGTATTGAACGTGGCAGTTTGCCACATGAACTTCCAGTCCTGTCGTTCATTCTGGAGGTTAGACCATGCTGATCTCACTGCCTCTGCTAGATACTCCTGGTAATCGGTAGCTTCAACACTCACAATAGTACCTTGAGATCCAACATGTAGGTTTACTTTCTTAACGATTGTTTTAAAGTTCATCGGGGGTCTCCCTTAAGTTAGTCTTACTTACTATTTCACTAGAGGGAGAAAGGGAAGGAATTGGGGTGAACGCTGAGACTCGAACTCAGATTCCAGGGGCCACGACCCTGACGAATGACCTTTATCTTACGAACACCATAATGGCAGTAGATACAGGATTCGAACCTGTGTGGGTTTCCCCAATCTCTGATTAGCAATCAGGCCCCTTACCATTCGGGTAATCTACTGTATAATTGGTACCCCCGGTCAGAATCGAACTGACACTGGACAGGTTCTAAGCCTGCTCTCTCTGCGTTGGAGTACGGGGGCATATTGTTATCTGTGGCGACCCTTATAGCAGTAGTGGCTACAAGACTTCCCCTTGCTGACTGTTGGTCTGACTGATTCTATCTTGCCTGTGATAGCTACAACCTTTGGCGTATCATAGTAGCACTTAAGGTCTACTGGATTAAACCATAAACAATCCTGACATTTATCACTTTGCTTGTATTCCATAGTAGCACCTCCGTGAGTTAGGGTTCTCTACTATATATTTCATGGCATATTGTTCTCTTAAAGAACTAAACAGTTATGTGTTGTGGACTCTTACCACCCTCCCTCTCGGCTATACGTCCGCAACATAACCAACGGACGAGGGCTTTCTCTCTGCGGATCAGACAGAGTTTTACAAATGGTCAGGATGGTTCGACTCGAACGAACGACTCCCTGTGTCCAAGACAGGTACTCTACCAACTGAGCTACACCCTGATACACCGGGATATATGACACGCCCTCCCGGTCAGGGGCACCCTTTGGCTGGCACTACTGGGATCGAACCAGTTTCCTCTTGATTAACAGTCAAGCGCATTACCTTCAATGCTAAATGCCAGTACATACTTTCCCATAGTTCCTCCTAGAATGAGAAGACCCCCTCAAGCGCAATGCCTGAGAGGGTCTTGAGCTTAGTTACTATTTACTGATTAAGGATTACAATAAAGCTCTGCGAGTGCCTCAGGCATTATCACTTCGCGACCGTACAGCAGCAACATACGCCAGAGGTCTTCGAAGTTGGTAGTACTTCGAACGCTCTCTGTTTTATTGATCTGACTTGCGAAGGTTATAGCATCCTTTACGCCAGCCAGTACGTGATACTTAAGTCCGGTATCATCAGTAGAGGCAACGAGGTTAGACCGATATACCCGAAAGTTATCAATCTCACCGATAAGTCCGGTACGAAGTACAGCTTTAGAGTCGCCAGTGATATTAGCAGCTTTCAGATCAGACTTCTTCAGAAAGTTGGCATACCACGCAGGGATAACAACGTAACGATTCTCCTCAGGTACGTTGTACTCAGAAAGTACGGTACCAAGGTCAACGATCTTATCCGTAGCGTTAGCTGCAGTGATCGTGATAGCAGCAGTAGCTTTACCTAGGTTGTACGCACTAGATACTTTACCAGCTGCATCGC